AGCTGGCGATACTATTCGTAATACAACAACTGCTAATGTTGCAAACGTTTCTTCTACAATCGGTGCAGGCGCCGAAGCTTCGATTACTACAGACACGCTTGGTAAAGTTACTGCTTTGACTGTAACATCCGGTGGATCTGGTTACTATGTACCACCTTATGTTTCAATTAAGATTGAGAACACATCATCTATCTCAACTGCTGAAATTTCACAACTTGATGTTGCGCCTTTAAACTATCTGACATCTATTACTGTTGCTAACTCTGCTGTTTCGGCTGTCGGTGTTGGTTACGGTATTACTGTCGATGAAGGAACAATCTATCAGAAGGGTTTCTTCAGCCGCGTATCAAACCAACTTGAGATTGTTAATAAGTATTCGAATACTGGATTCAGCAAATCCGTAGGATTCCTGACTGAAGAATCGATTATTAACAGCAACCAAGATACATCTCTTCTTGACAATGCAACTGGAACATATAACTACACAGCTCCTGGTGCAGACCGTCTTAAACTTACACCTGTTCTTTATGTTCTCTCTAAGGAAGAAGCAGACGCAAATACTGAATTTCTTCCAATTATTGAATTTGCTGATGGTCGTCCATATAAACAAAATCTTGCAACTGTCTATAATATTATTGGCGCCGAAATGGCGAAAAGAACATATGAAGAATCTGGTAACTACGTTTTAGATCAGTTCTTAGTAGCAACAAAAGATTCGCCGACATTTGTAGAAAGTGCATCAGTATTTAAAATAGCTATTGATCCTGGTACTGCATATATTAATGGTTATCGTATAAACACTGTTGACAACTATATAGCTAATGTTGCTAAGGGTATTGATACAGCAAATAACAATTCTGCTGCAGTGCGACTAGGTTACGGCAACTTTATCCGTGTTAAAGAAATGGGAGGTATCTTCCAGTTTAATACCGGTGCTACAATCGATCTATACGATACTGCAAAACAATATATTAGTACTGCTGCTGGTGGTGCAATTACTACAACAGGTAATAAGATCGGCACAGCTCGTATTCGTTCAGTTGTGAACGAATACTCAAATGCTGAACCCGGTTCTAAGGATGCAGTATACCGTTTGTATTTGTTCGATGTAGTAATGAATTCAGGTAAGAACTTCTCTAATGTCCGTTCAGTATATTATGACGGAACAAACAAGGGTATCGCCGACGTTATTCTAAACTCTGCAAATGTTGCTGAGCTAGCCGATACAAGAGACTCTGCTCTGTTGTTTAAGACAGTTGATGCAATGAAGTATGCCAATAATATGACATACACATACCGCACAATCAACCAGGGCGAAACTGCAAACTCTACAGGTTATATCGTTCTAAATCTTGCGGCCGGAGAAACTTTTCCATATACTGGTGAACTTAATACCAGTGAAAAGCGTGACTTTGTTATTGTTCCACTTGCTGATTATGAAGGTCAGACAAATGCAACAGGTACAATTACAACATTAACAAACACTGCAAATGTTGCTGGTGCAGGTGGTATGGATTTCCGTACCTCATTTAATGTTGGTGACTATGTAAAGTTCGGCAATACTACATCAACATCATATGGTCAGGTGTCACAGATCACTGGTGCTTCATCAATGATTCTTACATCTAATGCAGCTACTGCATATACAGGTGGATTTATGAAGGTTGCGTTCCCTAAGAACGTTGCTATCTCACTGACAAACGATTCAACAAAATGGGCAAATGTTGAATCTGGCAATAGTCAGGTTCTTACAATTTTCCTTGGTAACACAGTTGCTAACTCTACTGGATCGGCAACATCTGCAAACGTTGCAATCGCCTATAATGCTACACGTACAAATGTAAGTTCGGCTGCCAAGACTGTTCAACGTAATATCTATACAAGAATCATTGCAGCCAACAACACTGCATCGGTCCGTGGTCCATGGCCACTTGGTGTATCAGATACTTTCCGCATGAGAAACGTCTATATTGCAAATGGTGCATCACGCGATATCACATTTGACGTCTCGACGAATATTACTAATTCTGGTACAGCAAATGCATTTATTACATTTGCTAATACGCCATTTGCAAATGGTGACTCACTAGTATACTCAAACACTGCAGGTGCTGGTGTTCTTGGCGGTCTTTCAAACGGATCTACATATTACGTAGTATACGCTAATACAAGTGGCTTCTCGCTAGCATCGACACGCGGCGGTGCTAACCTGACACTGACTTCAAACACATCATCTACACACAAGTTCACTGGATCACCATTGTACTTTGGTCCAGACACATACGGTGTAACAGATGTAACTAATGACTTCTATCTAGATATGAATCATACTCCGGATTATATGGATACATCATATCTTTTCAGAAAGCCACGTAGAACAGTTCTAAGCACAAACGACGTACTTCTTATTAAGTATGATGCATTCAATGGCGGGGCCGGTGTTAAAACAATCAGTTCTTATCCTGTAAGCGACGGTGAAACTTTCACATCTCTTTCTGTTAGTGCTAACGTTCACACCATGGAAATTCCGGAATTTGTGGGAATTAGCGACAAGTATTACGATCTTCGTGATCAGTTTGACTTCCGTCCTAAATCAAATAATACAATCGGTTTTGTAACAGATGTAACATCGGTTGCTGCTGGCGCCAATGCACTATCGATTATTAACCCAGCTGAACCATCAGACGCAAATCGTTTTGCATCGGCCGAACAGTACTTCCCTACACCAGACACAACTCTGACTGCAAATATCCAATACTATCAAGGTCGTACTGATCGTGTTGTGGTTGATACAAATGGCGATTTCATTGTCCGTGCCGGCAAACCCGGTTTCATCAATGAAGTGCCTAGTGAACCAAAGAACTCTATTACACTTCAGTTGCTTCGCATCCCAGCATATCCTTCACTTCCACAAGCACTATCATCTGATATTATAAAGATCGTGGATACTAAGGTTGCTAATGAAGCATATGGACGTAGAAGATCTCTATATAGTGTATCTGCTACCATGACTGCTGCAGAACGCAATGCAATTCAGATCAAAAGTTACAAGATGGCTGATATTGCATCTCTTGAAAAACGCATTAAAGATCTCGAGTACTATGTATCATTCACACTTGCTGAAGCGCTTGCAAAGGCACGCTTTATCCCAAGTTCGCTTGATGCACTATTAGATCGTTTCCGCTTTGGTTTCTTTGTTGATCCGTTTACTGACTATAACTATGCTGATATCGGTAATCCAGAATTCTGGGCAACAATTCGTGATAATCAACTTGGACCTAAGCTAACAGAACTTAATCTTGAGTTCCGTGAAGACAGTGGTCAATCAGGTGTTCTGACTCTGCCATTTACAGAGTTTAATGTAATCACACAATCGGACGCTACAGATGGTCCAATTGCTATAGCAAATACAACAACCACTCCTACTACTCCTACTACTCCTACTGGTAATGTTGTTGTTACTACAGTAACACAGACAACAACATCTGTTACACAATCGCAGAGAAGTACATCACGCAACGATAATGGTACAGTATATGAAGAATTCTATTATACAATGAGTTCTCTGTCCGGTCCTGTTGAGTTTTATATCAACTCACGTGATAATAATAATGCTCTTGAAGTATTCCAAGGTGTAACTGCTTCCGGTCCATGGACTACAACTATTACTTCTGCTTCGGCTTCATTAATTACAGCAATAGATGTATCATCAAAGGGACTAACAGGTCTGAATGGGGAAACAATCGAGAACATTGGTGGTTCACTAAATCGTAAGAGCTATGGTCCAGTTGGAGGGTTCATCGAAGACCAGTTTAAGCTTCTTTGGTCTCATGATCCAACAAATGGCCAATATTATAAACTTCGTGTTTATAAGGGTCAAAACCACGGTGCATCAGGTTATAGCGGAACATATACATATAAGTTGTTCTACCCAACCGACTCAGTTAATACTAATACAATAACTGTGACCAACCCAACCCAGTTTGAGTATAATGGAACTATTAATAATGTAAGTCCTTCAGAGTTTTCACTAACTGCTTCTACACAATATATCGACATTATGGGTGCTATGGTAGCAATTCCATCATTTTCGTTTGTTGCAGATTCTCAGAAGTTTACTATTAGTGTAACTGGATTGAAGCCAAATACATATCATAAGTTTATTTTTAATAGTGAAGATCAGACTGCGAAATGTTCACAAGTAAGAACATCTACTACAAATACAAGTGGGCTTCTGTCTAATGTTAATGGTGTTATGACATTTGACTTCTACTTTGATGCTGGTATTAATGAAGCAACATCTGATATTGAACAACAGAATAAAATGGCGGCTGCACTTGCTGGCGTAAAAACTTTTGTGGTCCAAAGTTACGATGGTATATCAAAAGCATCAGGTTCTATTAATATGAAGTATTACGCAGGTATCTTCGAAGAAATTGCAACCGCGGTTGCTCCATATTTAAATACTACACCGAGTATAACAACTACATCAACAAGTACAACGACTACATCAACTACAACAGAAACAATAACGCCAACGCCAACAACACAAGTAATTAATGATGCTATTGATAACAACAATGTTATCAATCGCCGCGATTCTATTCTAAATCGGATGGCGTTCAAGTAAGTCATGTGTTCTTTGTTACTAATAAATACATAAAAGATTACGAGGAAGTTTAATGCCAGCATTTGATTATATTCAGTCATTCAAGATCAATCCTGATATCGTAGCCAAGGCTTCTGATATTATGCTGACGTCTGTAGAAGTTTTCTTTAAAGGAAAACCGACTGCGCAAACAAGTGCAAGCGGCGCTACAAATCCCGGATTCTCTGCTTGGATTTGTGAAGTGGAAAACGACAGACCTAATCCTGAAAGAATGGTAAAAAATTCTGTTCTTTCTATTTCATACGATCGTGTTAATACATCATCAACTGCTGATTCTGCAACGGTTTTAGGATTTACAGATCCTGTTATTCTTAAAACTGGTACATTCTATGGTATTGTAATTAAGTTTGATGATCCTGCTTTTGATATCTGGGTAAATAAGCAGGGTGATCGACTGGTCAATTCTGTAGGAACGACCAATAATCCTTCAGCTGGTTCTCAAGGAAGATTTGATGGTAATCTATATAAATCAACAAACTCTGGTGACTTTCAAACATTCAGTGATCGTGACCTAAAGTTCAAGGTTAACGTAGCTAAGTTTACATCTACCACAAAGACATTCTCTTTGGTTAACAAAGACTATGAATTCTTTACAATCGACACAACATATACAAGTACTTTCCAAGGCGGTGAAATAGTTTATCAGGAAACTGCAAATGCCACAGGTACTATTACAATGGCGATCGATAAAACACGAGGTCCTTCTATTACCGGTATTGGAACTACATTTACGAACTATAATATTTCTGACTATATTGTTGTTGCAAATAGTGCCGGAAATATCGATACCGTAAAAATTACTGGTATTATTAGTAATACATCAATGACAATTGATCGTATGCCAAACGTATCAGGAACAAGCAATTTTAAAGTTCCACCTATTGGAACTGTATATTACACCGACTACACAAAGAATAGTATTATTCTTGTAGACTCTTCGGCAAACGCTACAAACAAATTTGTTGTTGGAAACCGTTTTATCGGCGTTCGTTCAGGAGCAACTGCAAATATTGCATCGATCGATCGTTGGTCTGTTGATCATTTCAAACCAACATTTCTAATCAGCAATCCTGCAACTTCACAATTCACGCTAAATTATGCAATGGCAAACTCGGCGAATCAGTTAGGCACTTCTACAAATCTTAATTTGTTATCTTTTAATGATGCATCATATGATGGATATATCTTGTCGCGTTCTACTGAAGTAGATACGTCTTTAAGTTCAAATCTTTTTGGAACTAATAGAAAATCTGCTGTTGCCAACCTTGATATTCAAGTTAATGTCGATGCAAATAACGTATTCAGTGTTCCTTACATCAATACAGGTCAACTTGACTTCTTCTTCTATCAGAATGATATCAACACGATAATTACAGAATCTAGAATAGTCACAGCTGGATTCCCAGCTGTTGCCGACTATGATACCGAAATTAACAAGAATGGTCTTGGTAAGTCAAAATATATTTCTAAGAAAATTGCTTTTGCTGCTGACAAGTATGCAGAAGATATTGTACTTTATCTGCAAGGATATCGCCCGGCGGGTTCTGAGATCAAGGTATATGCCAAAATCCATAACAGTGCTGATAAAGAAACGTTTGATGATAAGGTATGGACTCCACTTCAACTGAAGAACAACACAGATAAGTTTAGTTCAGATGATCCAAATGACATGTATGAATACACATATGGATTTAGTCAATATCCTGACATCGATTATGGTCTATCTGGCACATTCTTAACCGGTTCATCAAGCAACGCAATTGCAACAACAAGCGATCAGTCTGCTATTTTGACAACTGGCGATCTTATTCGTGTGTATGATCCATTGTTCCCAGATAACCACGAAGTATTCCCGGTATCAAGTGCTAATAGTACTGCTATCGTTCTATTCAAACCAATCGATAATGTTAGTCTTACATCAAAGGATGTATACATTGACAAACTGAAGTATCGTAATGTAGCATGGAATAACATTGCTAACGATAACACTGTACGTTATGTCAGTTCGTCGCTGGTTGAGTTTGATCGTTATACATCAATGCAGATTAAGATTGTTCTGCTTTCATCAAGCACTTATGTAATTCCTAAGGTAGAACAGATTCAAGTTATCGGGGTCTCGGTATAATGTTAGTCAAGACTGATGTTCCAGGATATTTAAAAGATACCTCGAGTGGTGCTATCATAAATAATGATGATGAGGGATATCAAAAATTTCTGGCTGCTCGTGCAGCTTCAAAAAAGAATAATGATTTATGTAAAAGAATTGATGCGGTCGAGACAGATCTTAAAGACATCAAGAATCTACTACTTCAGATAGTACACAGGAATAATTAATGGCAAGAAAAGTAGCTAATACCGATATTATTACAGATAGCTTTGAGATTTGGCTGTTACAGACCAATGAGCTGCTTAATTCCCTGTCAACTGAAATTATGACAGCCAATGCCACGTATGCAAATACTGGCAACTCTACATTTGACCGCAATGCACAGCTTTATGGAACGTTTGGCGCTAATACCATGGCTGTAACTAACTGGTTGAAGGGCGGTAATATTGGCCCGGGATCGTTTGCTAACCTGATGATTTCAACCAACACGGTTCTGTCAAATACTAATGCTGCCAATCTAATGTTGATGGTTGCCAACGGCACAGTATTCTCGTATATCAATCCGTTTGGTGGTTACTTCGGCAACACCACTGCTAACAGCTTTATTAATAGCACTGCTATTATAACACAATCCAACTCAATTGTAAACACAAATATTAGCCCAACGCTAATTCAGATCGCAAATAGTACGTCGACGGCTAATATCGTCCCTACAAGTTTTAAGACTGGTTTGTTTACAGGTAACACAATCTCTGTATCGGTTGGTGCCAATGTTATTGCTAATGCAGAATCCCTGACAGTCGGCAACTCTACAGTCAATACGTTCATCGTATCTAATAGTACCATGACATTGCTTGATACTGATGGTTATATGAGAGTACTTGGCAATGCCGACTTCTCTAATAGTATGTTGGTTGTTGGCAATGCTACATTCCAGAATACCATGTTAGTTGTTGGTAATACCAATTTGCAAAATACGCTTACGGTTACTGGGCTTTCAACGCTTAACGGCAATATGAATACTCCAACCGGCAATGCGTCAGTAGCGTTTAACGTTGGTGCTAATGTCAACTTAACAACTGATAGAATTAATGTTGGTAACAACTCGGTTAACACGTTTGTCACTTCAACAGCAATTGAAACAGATGGAACTTTAACAGTTCTTGGCGCAACAACACTATCAAATACTCTTGATGTAACAGGTGCAACAACTTTATCTAATACACTATCTGTTGGTGGAATTTCTACTTTTAAAACAGATTACGTTGTTGATGTATCTTCAAATGCTGACATTGGTTCTACTATTGGTGCAGTATTGATTTATAGATTTCCAAAAGCAACTTATTCGTCAGGCAAATTTGAGATCCAAATTAAGAATGGCAATACACAATTATCAGAAATGGTACTTGCTCATGATGCCGGATTAAATTCATATGTTACTGTATATGGTACTGTTGCTTCAAATGGTGGCGTTTCGCCACTGGGAACATTTACATCAAATACTGACACTGCTAACGTTAATCTGTATCTCGTCCAGACTGTTGCAAATTCAGCCGTCAAGGTTGTGGCACATCTAATTAAGTAAGGTTAAAATGGCTAATACAAACTTTAAAATAGATAATGGGCTTTATGTAACAGGCGACGTATCGTTGTTTCAGACGAACACAACTGTTAACGCACACTCTTTTGTCAAGCAGTCACTTACTGTTGATGGCAATGTATTTGTTAATGCTATTACAACTGTTAATGGAACAATTGTTGCAACGGCTAATGGTATTGCTATAGGTAATACTACAAGAACCTTTAATATTTGGGGTGGTAATCTTAATCTTTCAAATTCTATTGTTGTTGCAAATGGAACAAGCATTAAGATTGCTAACGGGTCTGGTATTGTTGCCAACACTATTGGGATTTCTGTTAATGCTACTTCAATTTCTAATGGCGTTTTAAATATTGGTCAAGGCGGTACAAATGGTAGCACGAGATCTGCCGGACTTAATAATTTGTTACCAAGTCAAAACGTTGCTGTAAATGGATTTTATTTAAGAACCGATGGAAGTGATGCTTCTTGGACATCAGGTCCTGGTACTGGTTATACTGGTTCTAAAGGCGATCTAGGCTATACTGGATCAGTTGGATTTACCGGATCACAGGGTATTGGATTTACTGGTTCTGCTGGTGCAGCTGCCTCACAAGGTTATACCGGTTCTCAAGGTGCTGCAGGTTCGGTTGGATTTACGGGATCACAAGGATCAATTGGGTTTACTGGTTCAGCGTCTACTGTTGCCGGACCTATAGGATACACAGGATCTGCTGGTACAAATGGTACAAATGGTACAAATGGTACTACAGGATTTACTGGATCTGCTGGTACAAATGGTACTAACGGATTTACTGGTTCAACAGGATTTACTGGTTCGCAAGGATTTACCGGATCACAAGGATCGATTGGTTTTACTGGATCCGCTGGGACTAATGGTACTAACGGATTTATAGGATCGCCAGGGTTTACTGGGTCAATTGGTTTTACAGGTTCACAAGGATCTGTTGGGTTTACCGGTTCAGCATCTACGACTGCCGGACCTACAGGATTCACAGGTTCACAGGGATCAATTGGTTTTACTGGATCAGCGTCTACGACTGCCGGACCTACAGGATTCACAGGTTCACGAGGCTCGGTTGGTTTTACTGGATCAGCATCTACGACTGCCGGACCTACAGGATTTACTGGATCTGCTGGTTCAACAGGATTTACTGGATCTGCTGGTTCAACAGGATTTACTGGATCTGGTTATGGTACAAGTGCATCTGTTCAGATGGGTTCGCTTGGTGTAGGTACTCCAGCGTCTGGAACAACCGGCGAAATTCGTGCTACAAACGAAATTACAGCGTACTATACTTCAGATAGAACTTTTAAAACGAATATTACTCCTATTGAGAATGCTCTAGATAAGATCAGACAGTTGTCTGGCGTTATGTTTGATTGGACTGATGATTATATTGAATCGCGTGGTGGTGAAGATGGGTATTTTGTCCGTAAACATGACACTGGCATTATTGCACAGGACGTTCAGACTGTGCTTCCAGAAGTTGTTGGTACTAGAGAAGATGGTACATTAGGCGTTAAGTATGAAAAGATGATGGGTCTAGTTATCCAAGCAATTAACGAATTAGCCATTCAGGTTGATGAGATTAAGCAAAAGGTTAGCTAATGGCCGTTCCAACAACCAATGTAACACTTAGCAGTCTTCAAACAGAATTTGGCGGTTCTAATCCAATTTCTATAAGCGAGTACTATCGTGGCGGCGGGCGTGTACCGGCCGGTACTACCAGTGCTTATGGTACTATTCCTACATCCGGTCAGATTAGCGTAGGTGTTTTTCGTGGAACATCTGCATTTGTTGCCGGATCTAACACATTCACTTCTAGCGGATCCTTTACAGTTCCTGCTGGTTATACAACCCTAACTATTGAAGTCTGGGGTGCTGGTGGTGAAGGTGGTATTGTTGGAGCCGCAGGAGCTTCAGGTGGTACCAGTTCTGTAACAGGAACCGGATTGACTACAATGACTGCCAACGGCGGCGGCGGCGGTGCAGCTGGTGTTCAAGATACCACATCTGCCGGTGGTGTTGGAGGAACGGCTTCTGGTGGAACTACAACCAACACAACTGGTAATACCGGTGGAATAGGAAATATAGGAAACTCTGCTACAGGTGGTACCGGTGGTAATGGTATTTCTTCTGGAAGTCCAAGTAACGTTACTGGTGGAACTGGTGGTGCCGGCGGTAATGATATTGGAGGAGGCGCAATCGGTTCAGCACCTGGTGCAGCTGGTACTGCGCCCGGTGCCGGCGGTGGCGGTTCAGGCCTTGAAAATAACGTTATGTGCATTCTCCGATATTTCGGCGGCGGTGGCGGCGGCGGTGGCGGTTACAGTAAAACTGTAACCTCATCAATAACCGCTGGTACTATACTAACTGTTACGGTTGGAGCAGGTGGTACTGGTTCCCTCGATGGTGGTGATGGTGCACGTGGCCAGGTTGTAATTACGTACACATAAGGAGGAAATATTATGTCGACATATCAAATGACTTTTAATGCAAAGATTGAATCTGTTGATCCTTTAGCAAAACAAATGGTTGTTGAATATTTTGATCCACACGGTGGTGATAGTATTAGATTAGCTATGACATTTAATTATGACGCAACACCTGAAGATTTAAAACAAATTGTAATTGACAATACTCCGCATACTCGTTTTCATAATAGAAATGAAGAGTTAAAGTCTATTGCTGAAAGAAATCTTGATCAAGAACGATTTACTGTTCTTATTGGCGAATCTATGGAATACAATTTGCCATCATATGATAATGAAGTGATTTGATGCTTAAGGATCGTATGATCACGTTTGGAGAACTAGATACTGTAATCTATGACTTTGAATTTAAAGGTGATACTTTACCAGAGCATAGACATGAAAGAAGGGCAACACATATTACGATATGTGCCAAGGGTGAAGTTGAGGTTGTAACACCTGAATGGACAAAGACTATCAAAGAAGGTAATATAATTGAATTTTATCCACAACAATTACATTCAATTGTTGCTTTGACTGATGATTGTAGAGTTGTAAATATTCCTACTAGTTATGTTCGATCCTAGACAGTTCATATCAAAGTATACCCGGTTACAATATCTAGACTTTGTCCCTGAGATACGATTATTTTTAAGAGAAGACAACAGATTACATTCTTTTCTTAAGCAAGAAGGAATAGATGCATATCCAAGTTGGGCGTACGCTTGGGCAGGGGGACAAGGATTAGCTAGGTATATACTTGATAATGATATTGTAAAAGATAAAATAGTTATAGACTATTGTTCAGGCGGTGGAATAGTTGGCATCGCTGCTAAGTTAGCCGGTGCCAAAGAAGTTATTTGTGTTGACAATGACCCACTATCGTTTGAAGCTGTACAACTGAATTGTAAAGCAAATGGTGTTGAGGTTACTACTTTAACAGATATACGTGATGCTGATATTATATTGGCAGGTGATCCTGCATTACAGCAACCAATATTTGATTACTTAAAATCTATGAATGCTTATGTAGGATGTCCAATAAGAATACCAGAGTTATTAGTTGATTACAATTCTATATGTTCTTATGCAGTGCCGACTTTTGCCTATATAGATTCTATTACCAAAACTACGGTACACGTGTTTAGATAAATAAAACTAAAAGAGGTAAAACTGTGGCACTTAAGGCAAATATCACTATCGATCAAGGCACAGACTTTGCTACAGATATTGATGTAACAGATGAAGATGGTAACTTTATCAATCTCACAGGGTTTACCGGTGCTGCCCAGATGCGTAAGCATTATACTTCTACCAATGCATATTCATTTAGTGTAAGCGTTTCTCCGGCCGGCGTTGTAACATTGGCAATGAATTCTGCAAACACAAATGCTATTACTGCAGGAAGATACGTGTACGACTGCGAACTTAGGGACTCGTCTAATACCTGCTCGCGTCTTGTCGAAGGCGTAGTTACTGTAACACCGGGAGTTACAAGATAATGTCTACTTCGACCAGAATGGTTGCTAAGCTTAATAATAATAACGGTCGACTATCAGCCGCTGCACCTGTTACACTAAAAAATCAAATTCAAGAGATTCGTAGTATCGAAGATATCGCAGATGTTTCTGAAGTTGATGTAACAAACGGAGCGACTCTAATCTATAATTCTGAAACAGATAAATATGAAGTAAAACAATTACAAATCGGGGACCTCGGCGCAATAGACGGCGGTTCTTTTTAAGAAGGAAGAAAGATGGCTAACTTAATTCAGATCAAAAGATCGTTAACTACAGCCACCGCTCCGTCATTAGCTAATGGTGAATTGGCCTTTACAGCAAACGGTGATCATCTATTCATCGGTTCCAATGGTGCATCAATCACCATTGCTGGTAAGTTCAATCCCGGTGTGCTCACTGCTAACCAAGCTCTTGTAGCAAATGGCACGGGTTATCTCGATGCCGTAAAGACTGCAAATCTTACAGTACAGTCTATTACTGCAAACGGTGTATCATCTCCAGGAGCAGACTATCTCCTTGCAGTTGATGCAGGCGGTAATACTTTCTGGCAACCGTCCGGTGCAGTATCAATTAATACTGCTGCTGTATATAACTGGACAAATACACAAACTTGGAATGCTAATATAACAATTGCAACCACTGCTGGTCTTATTGCAAACGGCGGCATCGGAGCTGAAGGTCAAGTCCTTCACTCGAACGGTTCGTCTGTTTATTGGTCAAATACGCTTGCTGACATCACATCGGTTATTGCCGGTGACGGTCTTACTGGTGGTGGTACAACCGGTGACGTAACACTCAACGTTGCTGCAGCTAATGGTATCACAGTTACAGCGGATGCTATCGCTGTCGATGGTGCTAACGGTATTTCTGTTGACGCATCAGGTGTTAACGTTCTGGCTGGTACAGACGGCGGTCTTGTATCTAACTCAACAGGTGTGTTTGTATCTGCTGGTAGTGGTCTTGTAAGTAATGCTACTGGACTACATGTTGGTTCTGCAAACGGTATCAACGTTCAAGCTGACACAGTAGGTCTTACAACTGGTTCGACACTTACAGTTAACTCGACTGGTGTGCACGTTAATTCGGCACTGTCAATCACAGATCTTTCTCTTTCCGGAAATCTGAATGTTACAGGAACACTGACAACTCTTGACACAGTCAACCTTGTTGTTCAAGATCCATTAATCAAACTAGCAAACGGAAACTCCTCGACAGACTCGCTTGATGTTGGTTTCTATGGTGTATATGGATCGACAGGAGCCAAATACACCGGTCTTTTCCGCGATTCTACTGACGGAATATACAACCTATATACTGGTTCAGAAGAAGAACCTACAACCACGGTTAATACTGCGGCGACAGGTTATGGCCTTGCCACTCTTCGTACATATCTAAATTCTAGTGGTCTTGTAACAAACTCGACTGCAGTGGCTATCACTGCAAACTCGACAGTTAACGTAAGTATTACTGCTAACTCTCTAACTCTCTCAACTCCACTTGCTGTGGGATCTGGCGGTCTTGGACTGAGCAGCATTACAGCTGGTGCAATTCTTGTTGGTAACGGATCTGGAACAGCAACTGTTCTTTCAGCTGCAACTGACGGTTTTGTTTTACAATCGAATGGCACTTCAGTTGTATATAGCACACTCGATGGAGGCACATTCTAATTATGGAAACTGAATTTGTTAATGAATATATTAGTCGCTTGATTGCAAATCTTCATGATCTTACCAGTAAGAATGTAATACTAGAAACAAGGCTGGCGCTATCCGAAAAGGTACGCGCCAGCCTTCAAACTGAATTACAAGATATTAAATCGAAACAGAGTAAGACCAAGACTTCCGAGTAAAGTGGTAATCGCCGTCGACACCTCCGATATGAATACGGTCTACTAATTCAAATCCAATGCTATTAAGATATTCACTAACCTCGGTCACCTTCGGTGCGCCGAGGTTATATTCTTCATGCTGCATCTCAATGATAATATCATTTACCGTCTTAAGAATCTCTCCAGCACCTCTTAGAATATCTAACTCGGCGCCCTGAGCATCAATCTTAATTAGATCTGGTTTAGGTAAAGACATATCATGAGCTACAAGATCTAATGGTTTCATTAGCTTCTTTACCTTATGGTTTTCAGTAAAGAACTGTGTATTCTCTTTATAGATTGAGTTACCTGCAGGATCAAACGGGTTCTCATAGAAGTCTACTTCCTTGATTGTATCTCCCAAAGGACCGTCGCAATAGTATTTTAGGCCAGATTCTTGATATAAGAATTCAGCATGATTCATGGCATCAAACATGACGATCTCAGTCTGCGGCCAGATCTTACGAGCTTCCTTTGTCCAGTGCATAACACATGCACCAATATCATAGACTACCTTTGGTTTCACACTCATGTTCTTTAGATAATTAACATGATCAACCGGTTGGTCGTCACGTAGTGAAAGATCGCGGAGTCTTGTCTTTACTGGATCAACCTGAGGAAGTTCGATCGTCCATGTAGTCTGACCGATATGACCACACATGATAGACGTATCAACCCAGACCTTAAATCCAATATCCCTAGCTTTACGACAAAAGTATGTGTCCTCAGACTTGGTATTTTTGTGATCAAGTGCCGATACATAGACAAAGTGCGGATACTGCATTGTTCTAAACACTTCACTCTTTACCAACACACATCCAAAACCGCAACCACCGACTTCGATTAGACCACGGTTAACCAGCTGTTCGATAGGAATATGATGATACATGAAATCAAAGATCTCTATCGTCTGAACTGGAAGTCTCTGACGATATAAACCCGATACAATATCTTTGTCATGAGATAGAAGCTTCTTTAATGTATCAGGTGGGAAGATCATGTCATGATCAACTGCAAATAGATAATCGTAATTCTTAGCCCAGTCAGCAATGAGATTCCGAACCTGATCTACTTGATATCCATAGAAATATTGGAAGACAGTTTCATATCCTTGAGGAACCTCAAGATCATAGATTGATTTGAAGGTCTCTGCACAGATATCGTTCTTAGACGGAATAGCAATAAGGATCTTTTTCACGTTAGCGACGCCTTTCTAACACCTGTTTAGCTGTGGCGTTTTGTTGCTCGCCGTTGACTTTATAATCATTCAATGGATTCATATCGTTGTAGTTATAGACGATGTCCGGAATACAGATAATATTATTAGGGTTTGCAGCTTCAAGCATAGTATAGAATACAGCCGTATCCCCACCTGCTTTCAACCAGTCTAATGTTAGCGGATCTCGGAAAGCATAGTTGCCATTTTTTACAAGATGATTGAGCATAAGTCGTGACTGGAACGTACGAAGATGAGTATAAGGCATATTCCAGTTGAACTTATAGTCACGGTATGTTTTATTTTCTTTTACCTCAGGCGGATATTCTTGAGCGATCAGTGGAATATTATCAGCTACTGACCAACACGAACCATAGGTAAACTCAGCACCTTCATTGTACAAATTATTGTACATATGGAAGATGTTTGGATCGTTGATAAGCCAGTCATCACCATCAAGCAGCATGACGATCTCATCTGTACTGCACTCTTCCTTAATTGTATTTACCTGGTTCCAGACAGCGCCAAGATTGTCTTTATTCATGTGGATCTTAAAGTTATACCGGATACTGTCAGGTAAGTTATCGATTGTTGTTTGAGCTACATTCACAGTATTATCTGTTGAAGCATCATCAATTATATACATCATATAGTTTGAATAATCTTGTTGTGCTACAGATTCAATACAACGAGCAATATACTTCTCAGCATTATAGACAGGAGTCACAATAGTAATAGGCCAGAAAGGACCCTCTTGATGAACAGTAAACTCCTCATGATTCATGAACTTGCGTCCAAATACCTTACGTACTTTGCTATTGATCTTTGATGCCTTACGATATTCATCAACAGGCAAGAACTTACTAAGCTTTTTATAAAAGTGTTGCTTCCATTGAAGAGCAACAGAATCCCATTCACAGATATCCTTCACTTGGTTACATGCATACATCTTCTGCTGGTGCAGATACTTATTAGTATGTACATTAGATACCATGTTGATGAAACGTTGTTCCTGTACATCTGCAGGAATCCATGGGAACAGACTGTTGGGTTCGATAGCATATGGGATCTTGTAACATGCCAGGTCGAATGCAGTCTCCTCCAATGCACCAAAGTTGTTGGTGATCAGAGGAACGTTATGTGCCAATGCTTCAAGTGCCGAGATGCCGTACGTCTCCGGGAATGCAGCCGGATAGATCATGTACGATGCCTTGGTCAGGATATCAGAGATCTCTTTCTGAGTGATGATCCCAGTAAAGTTGATGTCAGCACCATATTGTATCATCATGTCCATCCAGTCACGCTGCTGCTGGTCTGGTTCTGAGTTCTCACGGAACTTATAATAACCACCGATGACAGTCAACTTGGCTTCAGGGTGACGACGCTTGATCTCTGGCCAAATCTTCTTGACAAGAGGAACCATTCCCTTGGTCACAGACGAGTTGTAGACGAAGAGGTTCGGATCCTTCTGGGTAATGTCAACAAACTTCTTCGGCATGTTGCCGATACCGTTACGTGTCTGGAAGACAAAGCGCTTGAGGACCTCGAAGTTACGCTTCTTGCCATGGTCACAGTTGGTCACATAGTCGGTATGGAAGTCGGATAGGGTGAAGATCTCGTTGATGAATCCGTCGAGCAGGAAGCCCTCGAGATGAAGGTCACCGTCACAGAATGTGTCATGCATCCAGAGCACTTTGTGTTTAGAATTACGTTGGATGCGAGTGAAGTCTGGGAGACCGCCGATGAAGTTCTTGAACTCTCCGATCATATGAGGCGGAGCGAACGCAGCGACTGACCGAGATCCGATCATGATGTCATAGCGGTCGCAATAGTCTACTTCGTCAAGTGGTCGATACCAGACACCATCATAAACACCTGGTTTAGACTCATCTGATGTACAATCGTTAAAGACCGTGACTTCAAATCCTAGCTTTGCCAATTCTTTTGATATGAGAATAACGGCAGATTCTGATCCGCCAAGACCACGCTTGTCTAGCGTGCTTCCATCATAAGTCAAACCAAGGGTATCAATAATTGCAATCTTCATAATGTTCCTCGCTTGTATCATACCAATATATATCATTTCCTAATTGATGTACAATTATAAATAAGCCTAAGGGGAATTATATAATTCCTGACTTGCTGCTCTATATAGAGGTTTAGAATGGCCAATAATAAGATTCAAATGAAGAGAACGTCCGTTGCTGGACGTACTCCTAACACTACTAATTCCGGAAATACTTCCTTCATTGATGCAGGTGAACTTGCTGTCAATCTGACCGATCAAAAAGTATATACGTCGAATGGTAGTATTTATTTTGAAGTTGGCGCAAACCTCACAAATCTAGCCGTTACAACTATTACTGCTAATGGCACCGTTGGCGGTGCAGGATATGCACTGTATTCTAATGGATCTAGTGTTTATTGGGGTACTGCTTCAGGATACACAGGTAGCCAAGGAGATATTGGTTACACTGGTTCAACCGGAGATCAAGGTGTAATCGGCTACACTGGATCACAAGGTGATCAGGGAAATACCGGCTATACAGGATCGGTTGCACTAGGCAGTTTGAACTGGGCACAAAATAATGTATCGTCGCAACAGTATGCCAATACATCTGACTCATTCCCTAAAGACCTAGCATCTATTACTATTACAACAGACGGCAATCCTGTACAAGTATCTGCATATGGTGATGCCAATCCTTTAGTTGGAGGAAGTTGGGGTAAGATCCAACTGTATCGTGAATCTACTGCTCTTGGTGGTGAGGTGCAGTTTGAAGCTTCTGGTGCAAATGAAAACAGTCCATATGGAATGACGTTCATCGACAACGTCGCTGCCGGTACATATACTTACTATTTAAAATGTACGCAAGTTGCTGGTGGTAACGTTCAGTTCGGCGAAGCAAATGGTCCACTAATTAACGTTATCGAACTTCAGAATGTTAAAGGTTTTACTGGAAGCCAAGGCGACCTTGGTTATACAGGATCACAAGGTGCAGGATTTACAGGATCGCAGGGCGATCAAGGAATTCAAGGATACACCGGATCGCAGGGCAACCAAGGAATTCAAGGATACACTGGTAGTCAAGGATATACTGGCAGCCAAGGAGATATTGGTTACACCGGATCGCATGGAGATATTGGTTATACAGGAAGCAAGGGTGATACTGGATATACCGGCAGTCAAGGAATCCAGGGAATCCAGGGCTATACCGGCAGCGAAGGGCTTCAAGGGGATGTCGGATATACCGGCAGTCAAGGAATCCAGGGAATCCAAGGATATACTGGTAGTGAAGGGCTTCAGGGTGATGTTGGATATACTGGATCCCAGGGAATCCAAGGAATCCAGGGTTATACTGGTAGTATAGGTGTACAAGGTAATAACGGTTTCACAGGTAGCCAAGGTGATATTGGTTACACCGGATCTAGAGGCGATACTGGCTATATTGGGTCTATCGGATATACTGGCAGCCAAGGTGATATTGGTTACACCGGATCACAGGGTATAGGATATACTGGATCCCAGGGTGATGTTGGATATACTGGATCCCAGGGTGATGTTGGATATACTGGCAGCCAGGGATATACCGGTAGCCAAGGCGATATTGGTTATACCGGTTCTGCTGGAACAAATGGATACACTGGTAGCCAGGGATATACTGGTAGTGCTGGTTACACCGGTTCATGGGGCGGCACTGCTCTTGCTAATGTAGATATGAATGGTTATAGTATTAGCAACGTTGCTACATTTAGCGCTGGTAATACAACTATTTCCGGAGATATGACCATCACTGGTAACCTGAGTGTTACCGGCACAACAATCAGTATCTCTGGTAATAATCTGTCGATCACAGATAACATGATCTACATGAACCAGGGCATTCTTGCTACGATTACTAATATTTCTGGCAATGGTTCTGTTGTTACATTTACAGCTAATAATAACTTCTCTGCTGGTTGGGATGTGTTTGTTTCTGGCGTGACACCAAGTTCTTTTAACGGCAATTATGTAAACATCCTAACAGCTAATGCTACACATTTTACAGTTTCTAATACTAATGTAGACTCGTACACATCTGGTGGTACGGCTCGTGGTAAAACAGATGCAAATCCAGATATTGGGTTTGCTGCCGGCTACAATGATGGTTCGTATCATCATGCTGGTTTTTTTAGAGATGCTTCAGATGGCATTTTTAAGGTATTTGATAGCTATTTGCCAGAACCAGATACATCTCCATTTATCGATACTGCAAATGCGTCATTCCACATCGCAGATTTCCAATCAAACACTCTATATACCAATGCAATTAGTGCCAATGGATCACTTGGTACAACAGGACAGGGTCTAGTATCTAACGGATCTGCCGTTTACTGGTCAAATAATCCAGGCTATACTGGAAGCCAAGGAATTCAAGGATATACCGGTAGCCAAGGCGACCTTGGTTATACAGGTTCTGCTGGAACAAATGGATACACTGGTAGCCAGGGAGATATTGGTTACACTGGTAGCCAGGGAAATACCGGATCGCAGGGTGTTCAAGGATACACTGGTAGCCAGGGAGATATTGGTTACACTGGTAGCCAGGGAAATACCGGATCGCAGGGTGTTCAAGGATACACTGGTAGCCAGGGAGATATTGGTTACACTGGTTCAAAGGGAGACCAGGGTATAATCGGCTATACCGGATCACAAGGTGATCAAGGTAATATTGGTTACACCGGCAGTCAAGGTAATCAAGGTATTGACGGATATACCGGATCACAGGGTGTTCAAGGAATTCAAGGCTATACTGGTAGTCAAGGTAATCAAGGTATTGACGGATATACCGGATCACAGGGTGTTCAAGGAATTCAAGGCTATACCGGTAGTCAAGGTAATCAAGGTATTGACGGATATACAGGTTCTATCGGATATACTGGTAGTCAAGGTGATATTGGCTATACTGGTTCTGCTGGAACAGACGGATATACCGGTAGTCAAGGATACACCGGTTCACAAGGTTCTGTTGCAACGCCTACAGATGATACTACTACTAATGCTACATATTATCCTATAGTTGCAATTGCAACATCAAATAATACACTTACAACAAGTAGTACTAAACTATATTATAACCCATCCACTGGTACTTTAAATGCTACAAACTTTAATTCATTATCAGATGAAACGGCAAAAGAAAATATACAAAAAATACAAGATGCTACTAATTTACTTGACATGATTAATCCTGTTTCATTTACATGGAAAGATAATGGATCATTATCATATGGTGTTATAGCTCAAGAAATTGAAAAAGTATTGCCTACTATTGTTGCAACAAATGAAGATAGCGGGCTAAAATCTGTATCATATGATCAACTTATTCCGTTTCTAGTACAAGCCATTAAAGAACTCAAGATAGAAATTGAGCATCTGAAAAATCATAAGTAAAAGCTAATCTAGAGGGATTTTATGACTATTAATATACAAGGGAATACGCTAATTAATGATGCAAGGGCTTTTATTAATTATGGTCTTGTGCATAGTGCTTTAGGTTCAGTATCAGGGGCTACTACAATTAATTTGTTAAACGGCAATTATTTCTCCGCAACAATTGCAGGTATAACTACATTTACTTTTTCTAATCCTTTGGCTTCACCTAATGCGTGTGGGTTTGTATTAGAGTTAACGGGCGCTGGTTCATATTCTATAACATGGCCAGCTTCCGTTAGATGGCCGGGTGGTACTGCACCAACTTTAACTGCTAGCACAGGCGTAGATGTATTAGTCTTTATTACAGATGATGGCGGAACAAATTGGCGTGGGCTAGGTAGTATGTTAGACAGTAAATCATAGCCTTAATAAATATTACTTGACAAGATAGGGATAATGTTAATGCATCGATGGGCATTTGTAGAAGATAATAACATTGTTGAGCTACATTATAATTTACCAATTAGTTGGAGAAATATTAGTGGGCTTAAAAATGCTGAAAATGACCTTGAGTATTTACTTACTCTGGGGTGGATACCTATTGACCACGAACATCAATCGTTCGATCCTGATATCTATTCCATAGAAGACTATATTAATACCTTTGACGGTCAAAGGGTTGTTCAAACTTTAAAATTAGTCGAAGTAACGGCAGTACCATTTGAAATTCAAAAACAAGATTTTATGCAGCAATTGAGAAATATTAGGGATCAAAAGTTGAGAGACAGTGATTGGACTCAACTTCTAGATTGTAAACTGTCAGAAGATAATAAAAATAATTGGGCTTTATATCGGCAAGCGTTACGTGATTTGCCAGAATATTATAATATGAATGAAGAATTAGATATTAATAATATTGTGTGGCCTCCTATTGGCATTGACTGGTTTTAATTTAAGTTTATCTTAAAGGATAAAACGTGTTTCTTATAGAAAAACTTTTAATGAAAAAAGGCGGTTCGGGCGGCGGAGCTGACCCATCTCAGCCGTTCATAAACGTTTGGGGGTATAATCGCTATGGCCAAATTGGCGATGGGACGCAAGGCTTTGTAGGTAAGTCATCTCCTATACAGATTGGTACAAGTTCTTGGATTGCGGTTTCTGCTGGCAAGTCGCATACTGCAGCTATTCGTTCGGATGGCGGCTTGTTTACATGGGGAAATAATGGCCGCGGTCGCCTTGGCGATGGAACAATAATAAACAGATCATCACCGGTACAAATTGGCACGAGCTCTTGGACTTCTGTATCGTGTGGTTATGATCATACTGCTGCTATTCGTTCGGATGGTGGGTTGTTTACGTGGGGGTATCAGCGACATGGTAAACTTGGTACTGGAACAACAGGATATAGCGGCATTTCTTCACCAGTACAAGTTGGTACAAGTTCCTGGATTGCAGTAGCTGCAGGGCAGTTGCATACTGTAGCTATTCGTTTAGATGGTGGCTTATTTACATGGGGGAATAGCTCTTATGGTCAACTTGGTACTGGAGTATTTGGTTCTAGATCATCACCGGTACAGATTGGCACAAGTTCCTGGACTGCAATAGCTGCTGGTAGCATTCACACTGCTGCTATTCGTTTGGGTGGCAGCTTGTTTACATGGGGACAGGGAACTTACGGACGACTTGGTGATGGAACAACATTTGCCAAATCATCACCTGTACAGATCGGCACGAGTTCTTGGACTTCAGTATCGGCTAAAAGAGTAGTGACTGCTGCTATTCGTTCAGATGGTGGCTTGTTTACATGGGGGAGATCCACTTATAATCAACTTGGCAATTTAACAAGTTTGGGCCCTCCGCAGAGTTGGACTGCAGTGTCTGCCGGCACCTCGCACACTGTAGCTATTCGCTCAGATGGCGCTTTGTTTACATGGGGGACTAATTTTAACGGCCAACTTGGTGATGGAACAACATTCTCTAGATCATCTCCTGTACAGATTGGTACAAGTTCTTGGGCTGCAGTTAAGGCCGGTGGTGCTCACACTGCTGCTATTCGTTTGGGTGGCAGCTTGTTTATGTGGGGTTATAACGGCCGCGGCCAACTTGGCGATGGAACAACAATCGGCAAATCATCACCGGTACAAATTGGCACGAGTTCTTGGACTGCAGTGTCTGCCGGCGCAACTCATACTGCAGCTATTCGTTCAGATGGCGGGTTATTTACGTGGGGGTATAATAGCCGCGGCCAACTTGGCGATGGAACAACACAAAACAGATCATCCCCAGTACAAGTTGGTACAAGTTCCTGGACTACTGTGTCCGCCAGCTCTGGCGGAACCCATACCGCAGCCATTCGTTCAGATGGTGCTTTGTTTATATGGGGAGATAGTAGCCAGGGCCAAGTTGGTACGCCAATTAGTTTAGGTCCTGCGCAGAGTTGGACTATGATAGCTGCCGGTAATTATCATACTGCAGCCATTCGTTCAGATGGCGCTTTGTTTACATGGGGATTTAATGCTAGTGGCCAACTTGGTAATGGAACAACAGTCAATCAAATATCCCCAGTACAAATTGGCACGAGTTCCTGGACTACTGTAGCGACTGGTTATAGGCATACTGCAGCTATTCGCTCAGATGGCGCTTTGTTTACATGGGGGATGGGTTCTAACGGCCAACTTGGTGATGGAACAACAGTCGCTATCAGGTCATCTCCAGCACAAGTTGGTACAAGTTCTTGGACAGCCGTATCGGCTGGTAGGACGCATACTGCAGCTATTCGTTCGGATGGTGGGTTGTTTACGTGGGGGGTTAATAACTATGGCCAACTTGGTAGTGGAACAACATTACCTAGATCATCTCCAGTACAAGTTGGCACGAGTTCCTGGACTGCAGTTAAGGCCGGTGGCTGGACTACTGTAGCTATTCGTTCTGATGGTGGCTTGTTTACATGGGGACGTAATAACTATGGCCAACTTGGTGACGGAGCAACTGTGGTTCCTGCCACTTCATGGACTGCGGTAGCTGCAGGCGGAACCCATACCGCAGCCATTCGTTCTGATGGTATCTTATTTACATGGGGGCAAAATGGTAGTGGACAACTTGGCGATGGAACAACAATCGCCAAATCATCACCGGTACAAATTGGCACAAGTTCCTGGACTGCCGTTTCAGCAGGTGGTGCTCACACTGCTGCTATTCGTTTGGGTGGCAGCTTGTTTATGTGGGGTTATAACGGCCGCGGTCGCCTTGGCGATGGAACAATAATAAACAGATCATCACCGGTACAAATTGGCACGAGTTCTTGGACTGCAGTGTCTGCCGGCGCAACTCATACTGCAGCTATTCGTTTAGGAGGTTCCTTATTTACATGGGGGTGGAATCGCTATGGCCAACTTGGTAATGGCTTGTCTGGGTTTTATCTATATACTAGATCTCCAATACAGATTGGTACGAGTTCTTGGACTGCGGTAGCTGGAGGTGGAACCCATACGGTTGCCATTCGTTCAGATGGTGGCTTATTTACATGGGGGCGTAATAACTATGGCCAACTTGGTAGTGGAACATTAGTAAATAGATCATCTCCAGTACAAGTTGGCACGAGTTCTTGGACAGCCGTATCGGCTAGTAATTACCACTCCGCAGCTATTCGTTTAGGAGGTTCTTTATTTACATGGGGTCGCAACTCATTTGGCCAACTTGGCGATGGAACAACATTCGCCAAATCATCTCCTGTACAAATTGGCACGAGCTCTTGGACTGCAGTAGCTGCAGGTTTAAACCACACTGCTGCTATTCGTTCAGACAACATATTATTTACATGGGGGATTAATGGCAGTGGCCAACTTGGTGATGGAACAAGAGTCGGCAAATCATCGCCTGTACAAATAGGTTCTAATTCTTGGATTATAGTGTCGGCTGCTAACCATACTGAAGCTATTCGCTCAGACAACGTATTATTCGCATGGGGTTATCAGGCTTACGGCCGCGGCCAACTTGGTGATGGAACAACTGTTAACAGATCATCACCTGTACAGATTGGAGGCGGCGAGTTTTTATTTAATAGATCATCTCCAGTACAACTTGGTACAAGTTCTTGGACTGTCGTTTCGGCCGCTGCACGAGATGGGCAACATATTGCAGCTATTCGTTTAGGTGGTAGTTTGTTTACATGGGGACGTAACTCCTATGGCCAACTTGGCGATGGAACATTAGCACATAGATCATCTCCAGTACAAGTTGGTACAAGTTCTTGGACTGCGGTGGCTGTTGGCGATCAACACACCATAGCTATTCGTTTAGGAGGTTCTTTATTTACATGGGGCCGTAATTCTAACGGCCAACTTGGTGATGGCTCATTTACCTTAAGATCATCTCCTGTACAAATTGGCACGAGTTCTTGGACAGCCGTTGCGGCTGGTTTAAACCACACTGCTGCTATTCGTTCAGACAACATATTATTTACATGGGGGATTAATGGCAGTGGCCAACTTGGTAATGGAACATTATCATCTAGATCATCCCCAGTACAGGTTGGTGGTGCGGAAGGAAATTTCTTTTCTTTATCACCTTTGCAGATTGGTACAAGTTCTTGGACTTCAGTGTCTGCAGGCGGAACCCATACCGCAGCCATTCGTTCAGATGGCGGGTTATTTACGTGGGGGTATAACGGCAGTGGCCAACTTGGTAGTGGAACAACATTACCTAGATCATCTCCAGTACAAGTTGGCACGAGTTCTTGGACTGCAATAGCTGCAGGGCAGTTGCACACTGCAGCCATTCGTTTGGGTGGCAGCTTGTTTACATGGGGACAGGGATCTTACGGACGGCTTGGTGATGGAACAACAACTACCAAATCATCGCCTGTACAGATCGGCACGAGTTCTTGGACAGCCGTTGCGGCTGGTTTTAACCACTCTGTAGCTATAAGTAACAATTTGCTGTACAGTTGGGGGAGCAACGGCATTGGCCGACTTGGTGATGGAACAACTGTTAACAGATCATCCCCAACATTGGTAGGAAATAACACTGTTCCGCCTACTGATAGGAGCTCCCCAGTACAAGTTGGTACAAGTTCTTGGACTGCAGTATCTGTTGGCTATCGCCATATTGCAGCTATTAGTTCTGACAGTCGTTTATTTACATGGGGGACTAATAATTTAGGTCAACTTGGTGATGGAACATCAATTGCCAAATCATCTCCTGTACAAATTGGAACAAGATCATTCACATTAATAAGTACTGGTGGATATCATACTATAGCTAGATAAAAAGAGGTAAATATATATGCATTTGATTGATCAACAACTTAATTTAATGATTCGTGGTTATTTTGATGATGCCTGGAAAATTTCAGAAGAATTACAACAAGTTCTACCTGACGATCCTAGAGCAAAATTTAATAGAGGCTGGCATTTAATTCATCAAGGTAAACTAGTAGAAGGATTTAAGCTGCTCGAGTACGGCAGAGGCTTGAATGTCTATGGAAGTCCTAAAATTAATACAACAAAACCTATT